TTTGTCAAGTGTCTGTGCTCATTTTTTGGAATGTTCCGGAACATTAGGGGTAATGTTCCAGGTGGTTGGAACATTATGAGAGGGCTTGCAGACGCCTTGTGCGAGGAGAGAGAGTGTGTAATGTTCTAATGTTCTATGTTTTTAGAACTATGCGGTCTTACCGAACTTTTTGCAGAAAAAGATGAGAATAGAATCTTTCACTTGCAGGGGTGCGTGAGGAACGGAAAAAATTTCGTTTCAGGCCCGTTGTTGCCGAAAACACGGGAACATTAGAACATATCAATGAAATCATCGACTTACACTGGAACAATTACCTAGAACATTAAGAACATTGGAACATTAGGGGGGCTTGACAGGCGCAGAAAGCTATGCTATGCTGTGCCCAGCATAGCAGTCGAACAAAACCGCGCGGCACGGAAATGTTCGGGACTCCCGCGTTGTTTCTCTTGATGTGCGCGGTGCTCGAGGCTCCCGCGTTGTTTCTCTGGGGGAACTGGTCAGCAAAGGGTTGCGGCAAAGGGTTGCGCTCTCCCGCGTTGCTTGCCGACCGAGAACTGGTCAGAACTGGTCAGAGACCCCGCGCAAGGCGGGGTCGAAGGGGTTAATACGGACGCGCTAGGCGAACAGGGTCAGGTATCCACTCAGCCCGTGTGGCCCGAATGCTAATCTGGTTCTCATTCGCGCGAACAAACTCCGCGTAAAGAATCTCAGCCTCATCTTGAGAGACAGAGTATTGGGTCATCAGGGTGACCGACTTGCCGCGAGTGTAATAATTCCCGTCCTTTTCGCGCTTGCCGTGAATGGGCGTCTCGATATCAAACTTGACCGTGAGTGTGCCGAATGTGGTGCTTTCCATGGTGAATCCTTTCTAGAGAATGGGGAGAACCCCAGGGCGAACCCTGGGGCTAAGACTTCTTACTGCTTAGGAGGCATGAACGGACCCAGAGCCATGATCAGATCAGCCAATCGGACCTGATCCTTGGTGGCCTTGAGGTGCTCGAGCGCCGCCTTGAAGCTATCGGTCGCCGCAGTCACCAAGGGCTTCATCTGGGCATCGACCGTATCCTTCTCGATCTTCTCCACCGCCTTGATGATCTTATCCATCGCCCGAGCCTCAGCGATCGCCTGCGGGTTCGCCTGCGCGAACAGCGCCATCTGGGCTTCGAGTAGTTCTTGCGAACTACGACCCGCCGCCGCTTCGAGCGCCTTCTTGGCGTCCTCTTCGCGCTTAACCGCCATGCGCTCAGCATCGCCGCCAGCCTTCGCGGGTTTCTTCAGCCCGTGAATTTCGGCATTGCGCTTAGTGACACGGGTCCAAACATCAGACGCCGCACCCTTCGGGTCAATCGCGCCATTGTCGCGCGACCGGACTGTCGCAACATCGATGAACTTGAGACGCACAACTTCCCAAGACTCATACGACAAGAGATCCGCCTGCTTCAAAACACGGAACTCTTCCGCGACCATGTCGCACGCCTTACTGAAATCATAAGACGCATCGCACGCCATTTGCGCCGCGCTACCAATGCGCTCAGCCGCATCGAATGCCAGAGTGAACGCGGGTACTGCGCCGGAGTCGATCCCGGGTACGACAGGGCTATTAGCCATGACTACTCCCAAAAGAATTGAACAAAACCGCACTGCGCGGAAGTGTTCGCACTGGTCGCGCTGAACGAATGTCTCGCATCACCAGAGAACACATTATACCACAATCACGCACCGTGTGGTCTTTTTTCGTGGGACCGACTACCGCGCGCCAGGTCCAGCCAGCACCAGCGCCGACCACCCACCGCCGACCGAATCGCCCCAGGCCGGACCCCACCCACCCCGTACCCCCCAAACCAGGGTCGATGGAACCAAAACTTCTTCTACACAATAATTTGCACTGTCAATGCCCACTTCCTGATTTCGGCCCCTAAGTTAGTTCCTACTAACTAAGTTCTACTATATATTTGCCTTGGGGGTAGGCGTCGGCTCGGCGACGTTAAACAGCCTGTATCCTTTGGCTAAAGGTGCAAATAAATCCTACCCCCCTCCCCCTTTGTGTTTTTTAGAAGTATGTATATACTTCGCGCTATAGAAACGCACCCCCCTTCTTTTTCTTGGAGTCCCGTTTCCTCCATGCATGTAAATATCAAGCCAGATAATTCTGTTGCCCTGCCGGACTTTCCACAGGACGACAAGCCAGAAAATGCTAGAGAAGCCGTAGAGGTCTCAGCTACTACTGCTATGGTGCTTAACGAACTCGGCATGGGGTTCGATATGTCTCCCGAAGACGAGGCCAAGGCAGAGAAAATGTTTGAGGACTTGCGTAAGTCCCCCACAGTTAAAAACTTCCCCGAAGATCTAAATACCCCAGAGATAGCGGCACGTGTCGGTGCGCTATTAAAGACCTATGACCAGAACGTAGTAGCCGATGCGGTGCAGCTACGGACGGTTATCACTAATAAGTTACTTCTCATTTCTGACTGCGGTGATCCACGGTTTGAGCTAAAGGCATTAGAGATGCTTGGCAAGATCAGTGACGTGGGTCTATTTACGGAAAAGTCAGAAGTCACGATACGTCATACGACTACAGAGTCTTTGGAAAACGCCATACGCGAGAAGGTACGCAGGCTTATTCACTCCAATACTGTTGACGTAGAGCCAATTGTTGACGATTTAGAGACTGAGTTAGGTCTTAAAAACGAAGAGGAAGATGCAAGCACCGACGATCCAAGAACTGACGACACTCCTAGCAGTACTGCCGAACCTACCTGAAGCAGAAAAGCGCAAGCTAGATGCACAGCTAGAGTCGTATATGAATCTAGCTGAACAGGAGAAGGCTAGAAAAAGCTTCATGGAGTTCGTTAAACGTGTCTGGCCTACATTTATAGGCGGCAGGCACCACAAGCGCATGGCCCGTGCGTTTGAGAGAGTTGCGTCTGGTGAGCTAAAGCGCCTAATTATTAATATGCCACCACGGCATACCAAGTCTGAATTTGCTTCTTACCTGCTACCGGCATGGTTTCTAGGCAACTACCCCCACAAAAAAGTCATTCAAACATCACATACCGCCGAGTTAGCCGTGGGCTTCGGTAGAAAGGTGCGAAATCTTGTCGATCAGCCAACGTATAGAGAGATCTTTTCGGGAGTTGAGCTACAGGCGGACTCTAAAGCTGCTGGCAGGTGGGCGACCAACGCTGGTGGAGACTATTTCGCTATCGGTGTTGGGGGCGCTGTTACGGGTAAGGGTGCGGATCTACTTATTATTGATGACCCTCACTCGGAACAAGAAGCGGCCCTAGCCGAGACTAACCCCGATATCTACGACAAGACCTATGAGTGGTACACATCTGGTCCTCGGCAGCGTCTGCAACCAGGTGGATCTATTGTAATAGTGATGACCAGGTGGTCAAAACGGGACTTAACGGGTCAAGTTTTGAAGGCAAGCGCCCAAAGGGGTGGCGATGAGTGGGAAGTTATTGAATTTCCTGCACTTTTACCCTCTGAAGCCCCGTTATGGCCTGAGTTTTGGTCACAAAAAGAGCTTTTTGCCCTGCGTGAAGAGCTACCTAACGCTAAATGGCAGGCGCAGTACCAGCAAAACCCCGTTTCTGAGTCTTCAGCCATCGTAAAACGCGAGTGGTGGAAGATGTGGGAGGAAGATGACCCTCCATTTTGTGAATACACGCTCATGGCATGGGATACGGCCTTTGAGGCTAACAACCGTGCCGACTATTCTGCGTGTACTTTGTGGGGTGTGTTCTATAAAGACGACGATACTGGGGTAAGTAGGCCAAATATCATCCTCTTAAATGCGTTTCGTAAGCGTATGGAGTTTCCAGAGCTAAAACAAAAGGCGCTAGAGGACTATAGAGAGTGGGCACCAGACTCAGTAATCATAGAAAAGAAGGCTTCAGGCGCACCTCTAATATATGAGATGCGCGCGATGGGTATTCCGGTGCAGGAGTTCACCCCATCAAAGGGTAATGACAAGATAAGCCGACTAAATGCTGTATCAGATATGTTTGCCTCTGGGTTTGTATGGGCACCCAATACCAGATGGGCCGACGAAGTCATTGATGAGGTTGCAAGTTTTCCAGCAGGCGAGCATGATGACTACGTTGACTCCGTATCTCTCGCATTAATGCGCTTCCGCAAGGGTGGGTTCATAAGAACCGCACTAGACGAGGAAGATGAGGTGCAATACTTCAAAAGCCGCAGAGCGGTTGGATTCTATTAAGGATAAATTATGGCAATTGAGAAAGCCCTAAACCCGGCCCCTCTTGGGTTAAGTGATGAAGTAGAACAAGAGCCGCCGATAGAGATTGAGATCGAAGATCCTGAGCGTGTAGAGATTGGGATCGGTGGGCTAGAGATTGTTTTAGAGCCGGGTAAGGAGACAGACGATGACTTCGATGCAAACCTTGCCGAGTATATTGAGGCTGATGAGTTAACACAGCTTGCGTCGGATTTAGTTAGTGACTTTGATGATGACATCTCCAGCCGCAAAGACTGGATGCAGACATACGTAGATGGTCTAGAACTTCTTGGGCTAAAGATCGAGGAGCGCACAGAGCCTTGGCCTGGTGCGTGTGGTGTGTACCACCCCCTCCTCTCAGAGTCATTAGTGCGGTTCCAAGCCGAGACAATGATGGAAACGTTCCCTGCAGCTGGGCCTGTACGGACTCAGATCATCGGGGTTGAGACAGTAGAGAAGATGGAAGCAGCTCAGCGTGTCAAGGATGACATGAACTATGAGCTAACAGAGGTGATGGTTGAGTACCGGCCTGAGCATGAGCGGATGCTGTGGGGTCTGGGTCTGTCGGGTAATGCGTTTAAGAAGGTCTACTTTGACCCTAATGTAGACCGACAGGCTTCGATCTACGTACCGGCAGAAGATGTAGTGGTGCCGTACGGCGCTTCAAGTCTAGAGACAGCCGAGCGCGTCACGCATGTGATGCGTAAGACACCTAACGAGATGAGGAAGTTGCAGGTTGCTGGGTTCTATAGAGATGTAGAGCTTGGCGACCCTGTAGATACGTTTGACGATGTCGAGAAGAAAATTGCTGAGAAGATGGGATTTAAGGCATCTTCAGATGACCGATACAAACTCCTTGAGATGCACGTGGACCTCGACCTCCCTGGATACGAGGACAAAGACAAGGATGGCAAGCCGACAGGCATTGCGCTACCTTACGTCGTTACTATCGACAAGCATACGCAAGAAATCTTAGCCATACGCCGCAACTGGCACCCAGAAGATGAGCTAAAGCAGAAGCGTCAGCACTTTGTACACTACCCGTACATCCCTGGCTTTGGGTTCTATGCCTTTGGTCTGATCCACCTTATCGGCGCATTTGCCAAGTCTGGTACGTCCATACTTCGTCAGTTAGTGGATGCTGGCACGCTGTCTAACCTGCCTGGTGGCTTTAAGACCAAGGGCCTGCGGGTTAAGGGTGACGATACGCCGATTGCACCGGCAGAGTGGCGAGATGTGGACGTAGCCTCTGGCACCATAAAAGACAACATCATGGCGCTGCCCTACAAAGAGCCGTCACAGGTGTTGGCTGGATTGATGGATAAGATCATTGACGAGGGCCGTAGGTTCGCTAGTGCAGCCGACCTTAAAGTCTCAGATATGAGCGCTCAGTCTCCGGTGGGGACTACGCTGGCTATTCTTGAGAGAACGCTGAAGGTTATGTCAGCGGTTCAGGCTCGCATCCACTACGCGATGAAACAGGAGTTCAAGCTCCTTAAGAACATCATCCGTGACTACACGCCTGAAGAGTACGACTACGAGCCGACGGATGCGCTACCCCCCGCTAAGCGCTCTGACTACGACATGGTGGAGGTCATCCCTGTTTCTGACCCCAACGCAGCAACAATGTCGCAAAAAGTCGTGCAATACCAGGCAGTGTTGCAGTTGGCTCAGACAGCACCTCAGTTGTATGACTTGCCGTTGTTGCACCGTCAGATGCTAGAAGTATTAGGTATCAAGAATGCAGCTAAGTTAGTGCCTATGGAAGACGACCAGAAACCCAAAGATCCTGTGTCTGAGAACATGGCAATACTTAATGGTAAACCCGTAAAAGCCTTTATTTATCAGGACCATGAGGCACACATCACAGTCCATATGACTGCCGCACAAGATCCGAAGATGCAGCAGCTTATAGGGCAGAACCCTCAAGCAGCCATGATGCAAGCAGCCCTAGCTGCACACGTACAAGAGCACCTAGCGTTTGAGTACCGTCGTCAGCTTGAGCTTATGGCAGGTGTGCCGCTACCGGCACCGGATGAAGAGCTTGACGAGGATATGGAGATCAACATCTCGCGTCTTGCCGCCGCCGCTGCCCAGAAACTGTTGGCTAAGGACCAGGCAGAAGTTGCACAGCAACAAGCTCAACAACAGGCACAAGATCCGCTCATTCAGATGCAGCAACAAGAGCTTCAGATTAAGGCCAAAGAAACCGAGATTAAAGAGAAGAAACTACTTACTGAAGCGGCGGCAAAGGCCGACCAGATCGAGATTGAGCGTGCACGCATTGCAGCACAAGAGCGGATTGCTGGTCTTCAGGTAGGTGCCAAGATCGCTAAAGATCAGACAGAACAGCGCTTTAAAGAGGCTGTACAGGCGGTAGACGAGCAGATAGAGGGTGTTCGTATGGGTATGCAAATGGCGCAGCAGATAAACCAACAACAGCAGCAACAAAATCAGCAATTTGAACAGAGGAACGTAAATGAGTAAAGATGTATTGAAGTATTTGTCTGAACAGCTCCAGAAGGAACGTCTTCGTATTATTGAAGATTTAGGAGATGGAAAGGCAAAAGACCATGCGGAATACAGATACTCCGCTGGTGTAGTGCGTGGCCTATTAATGGCTAATAACTTAATTGCTGAAACAGCAGAAAGGTTGGAAAACTCAGATGAGTGAAATCTTAATCGGTTCTACAAGCGATCCGAACGAAGCAACAGTATTACCCGCAACCGCAGAAGAGAAAGCTAGGCAAGTACCAGACCCGTCTGGATACCGCATCCTGTGTGGGATTCCAGAGATTGAGGACAAGTTTGACAGTGGTCTAATCAAGGCAGACATAACCATGCAGCATGAAGAATTGCTGACTACGGTTCTGTTTGTTATGAAAATGGGTCCAGATTGTTATAAAGACCCAGCTAGGTTTCCGTCAGGTCCGTGGTGTAAAGAGGGTGATTTTGTATTAGTTCGCCCACACGCCGGTACCCGTCTAAAGATTCATGGGCGCGAGTTTCGGATTATTAACGATGATTCTGTAGAGGGTGTAGTAGAAGATCCTCGCGGCATCAGTCGCAAATAAGGAGTAGAAAATGGCAGATAATGAAAACGTACAAGAGCAAGATTCAGTAGCAGAAGAGAAGGATTTTGAGTTAGAGATTGAAGACGATACGCCTGAAGAGGACCGTGGGCGTCAGCCGCTACCGAAAGAAGTAGTAGAAGAGCTAGAGCAAGATGAGCTAGAAGACTACTCTGAGAAGGTAAAGACTCGTCTAAAGCAGATGAAAAAGGTCTGGCATGACGAGCGGCGGGAGAAAGAACGGGCGTTGCGGGAGCAGCAAGAAGCTCTGGCTATGGCCCAAAAAGCCCTAGAAGAGAATAAAGCTCTCAGAAATAGGCTGAGTGAAGGGGAGAAATCCCTGGTAATGACGGCTACTAGCGCCGCAGAGATTGAGTTAGAGATGGCTAAACGAGCCTATAAAGAGGCTTATGAGGCTGGAGATTCTGACAAGCTAGTGGACGCCCAGGCTAAGCTTAATTCTGTGAATTTTAAGCTGGAGAGCTTAAAAGGTTATAAACCCCCTTTACAACCTGAGCCAACTCCTGATATAAATGAACAAAGGGCGCAACCTCAGGCCCCGCAGTTGGATCGTAAGACCTCTGAATGGCGTAGCAAAAATACGTGGTTCGGGCAGGACGAAGAGATGACTGCAACAGCGTTAGGGTTGCACCAGAAATTAGAAAAACAGTACGGCGCAGGTTACGTTGGTACTGACGAATATTGGAATACGGTCGATAAGACCATGAAGAAACGCTTCCCTGAGTACTTTGGGGAAGAGGTAGAAGTAGAAACGTCTGACAGGGGCGGCAAGCCTGCTCAGCGCACTGAGATGAAACCGGCTAATGTTGTGGCTCCGGTATCAAGAAGCACTTCTGCCAAGAGGATAGTGCTAAAGCAATCGCAGTTAGCAATTGCGAAGAGGCTTGGGTTAACGCCTGAGCAATATGCGAAAGAAATGATACGACTGGAGAAACAAAATGGCTGAAAATAGACTTGCACGCGAACTTGAGAGTAGAGAAAAATCTGAGAGACCTAAGCAGTGGCAGCGCCCAGAAACGCTACCGCAGCCTACTAAACAACCTGGTTATGCGTATCGTTGGATTCGTGTAGCTGCGAATGGGCAGTTAGACGCTAAAAACGTCTCTGCTAAGTTTAGAGAGGGCTGGGAGCCAGTGCGTATTGAGGAGCAACCCCAGTTTAAGTTTCTCGTAGACTCTAACAGCAGGTTCAAAGACAACATCGAAGTCGCTGGGCTGTTACTCTGCAAAATGCCAGAAGAGTTCGTGGAACAACGTGCGGCGTATTTCGCCAAAACGACCAGGGACAATATGGATGCTGTAGACAGCAGCTTTATGAAAGATAACGATCCGAGGATGCCGCTATTTAAAGAGCGTAGATCCACGACATCGTTTGGCAAAGGCATTTAACTTTTAACGAGGTCAACTATGGCTTATCCTACTGTTAATGGCCCCTACGGGCTAATTCCGATCAACTTGATCGGCGGTCAGGTGTTTGCTGGTGCTACTCGTCAGATCCCCATCGCCTCAGCCTATGGCACCGGAATTTTCTTCGGTGACGTAGTTAAGCTGTCCAGTGATGGTGTTCTGGTGAAAGATACCGGTACTACCACCGCTACTCCTGTTGGTGTTTTCCTTGGCTGCTCTTACACCGATCCTACCTACGGTAAGGTGTTTCGCCAGAACTTCCCGTCTGGTACGGTTGCTTCAGACATCATGGGTTATGTCCAGGATGATCCTGATGCGCTGTTTAAAGTAGCTATCGTTTCTTCCGGTACGACTATCGGTACTGTCCAGCGTACGGCTGTTGGTAACAACGCTGCTCTGGTTCAGAACGCTGGTAATACGACCACTGGTAACTCTGGTGTGGCTATTGACGACACCGTTGCTACTACGGCTTCCCTCCCGATCCGTATTATTGATCTCGTTCCTGAGACCTCGTACGTGTCTGGCGGTAATGTCGTGTATCAAGAGGCAATTGTTAAGTGGAATACTCCGTACGTGGTTTCGACCTCTGACGGTGGTGTTACTACCACTAGCGTTGTGACCGGCGGACACCAATATCTCAACCCCGTTGGCGTCTAAGGAGAAACTTAAATGGCTATTTCACGCGCACAACTACTTAAAGAACTCCTTCCTGGTCTGAACGCTCTGTTCGGTATGGAATATGCACGCTACGGCGAAGAGCATAAGGAGATTTACGAGACCGAGACCTCCGAGCGTTCGTTTGAAGAGGAAACCAAACTGTCTGGCTTCTCCGCCGCACCGGTGAAGAACGAAGGCAGTGCGATTGCCTACGATAACGCGCAAGAGGCTTGGACGGCACGCTATACGCACGAGACGATTGCTCTTGGTTTCTCGCTGACGGAAGAGGCTATTGAGGACAACCTCTATGACTCCCTGTCTTCGCGCTATACCAAGTCTTTGGCTCGCGCTATGGCTTATACCAAGCAAGTTAAGGCTGCAGCTATCCTTAACAACGGCTTTGACTCTAACTACGCTGGTGGTGACGGCAAGCCCTTGTTTGATACGCAGCACCCGCTTGTGTCCGGTGGCGTCAACTCTAACGAGCCTGCTACCCCGGCTGACCTGAACGAGACTTCTCTTGAAGCCGCCGTTATTCAGATCGCTGCATGGACAGATGAGCGTGGTCTGCTGATCGCTGCTCGCCCCCGCAAGCTGATTATTCCTCCGTCATTGCAGTTCGTTGCAACCCGCCTGCTGGATACTGAACTCCGCGTGGCTACGGCTGACAACGACATCAACGCGCTGAAGAATAACGGCTCGATCCCCGAGGGCTATGCCATTAACCACTGGTTGACGGATACCGACGCATGGTTCCTGACGACCGATGTGCCCAATGGTATGAAGCACTTTGTACGTACCCCCCTGGCTCAGTCCATGGACGGCGATTTCGACACTGGCAACGTTCGTTACAAAGCCCGTGAGCGTTATTCGTTCGGCTGGTCTGATCCGCTTGGTATGTTCGGCTCGCCCGGCGCTTAATCTGGGTAGAAAGGGGGCTTGTGCCCCCTTTCTTTTTGCTGTACTGTTGTTTCTAGTCCAAGATTTTTTACTCATATCGACAGGCTTGGCTGACTTAGTAGAGACGATATGAGGATGTGCTACTACACGAAAGGAAGCCAAAAATGGCTCAAACCTCGTTCTCCGGTCCAGTAAACCTGGGCGTCTATACCGTTGCTACGGCCCCCACAGCTACTACCGGTTCTGTTGCTTATTTCAGCAATGGCGCTGCTGGAAACCCTGTTCTGGCGTTCTATAACGGCACTAACTGGCTCCGCGTAGATACTCTCGCTGCTATCTCCGCATCGTAATAGGAGGCTCAAATGCCTACTATGCAATATGACGTACTAGCGACTAAGCCGCTAGAGTCTACGGGTAACTTTTTAGACCAGAATAACAATGCCATTCAACGGGCGCGGATTAAGACTATTTACGCTATTAATGGCGTTAGTGCTGGGTCTGTTGTTATTCGTGAAGGCGGTGCTAGTGGAAAGATTCTAGCCACTATTAACACGGCTGCTAATACGACTGCTGGTTATACGATCATCCCCATGCCTGGTGAAGGAATCCTTTGTGAGTCTGGCCTGCACGGGACTGTGACCAACACAACCTCGATGACATTGATCTATGGCTAAGACACCTGCTTGGCAGCGCAAAGAAGGTAAGAACCCCAAAGGCGGTCTCAACGCCAAGGGGCGTGCTTCCTATAACGCTGCCAATCCAGGTAAGCCGGGGTTAAAAGCTCCGCAGCCAGAAGGTGGTAAACGGCGTGACTCGTTCTGCGCCAGGATGAAAGGCATGAAAAAGAAGCTCACCTCTGCTAAGACTGCCAATGATCCGAACAGCCGCATCAATAAGTCGCTACGTGCATGGAAGTGCTAAATGGAGATGATGCTTTGGAATATCGCACTCAGTGCGATAGTGGCGGTGATGGGTATGTTGCTTAAAGGCAAGTTCGATGAGCTACAGCGTATCAGCATTCTTCTTAATAGAACACGAGAAGAAGTAGCGCGAGACCACATCACACGTGCAGAAGTTAGGGCAGACCTAGAGAAAATCCGTGAGCATTTTGACAACGGATTTAAACGGTTAGAAGACAAAATTGACGCCTTAGGGCAGAAAAGGAGTTAAAGATGGCAAAGAATCCATTTCAGGGTGACGACGTAGATCCGTTTAGCGGAGTGCGTGATGAGGAGACTGGCGAAATAAAACGCGAAGCCTCCTCTGCTTCTGAGTCAAAGGCAGAAACGCCTAAGAAACAATCTTTTGGTCAAGCATTTGCTGCTGCGCGCAAAGCCGGTGACAGTAGTTTTATGTTTAACGGCAAAAAGTACACCACAAAAACTAAAGATGAAGAGCAAGGCAAACGCGCTAGATCTGCTGCTTCAAACCCCAAAGATAACCCCTATTACGGTAGAACCGTAGCTCAGCGCGCGGCTTCTATGAAGGCTAAAGGCGGCTCAATCAAGATGGCTACAGGCGGCTCCGTAAAGTCCTCAGCCTCTAAGCGTGCCGATGGCTGTGCTGTTAAGGGTAAGACTAAGGGGAAAATGGTATGAAATACGCAAAAGGTGGTATGACTGCTTCCAAGATGGGCGCTGTTAAGACTGCTGCCCCTAGCCGTGATGGTGTAGCCTCTAAAGGCAAGACCAAAGGCAAGATGGTCAAGATGATGAACGGCGGTATGCCCAAGACCAAAATGCGCGGCGGAAAGTGCTAAATGAGAGCCTCGCGCGGGATGGGGGCGATCCGCCCCTCTAAGATGCCAAAAGCTAAGAAGGCTACTCGTAGGGATAACCCTAATAGTTTCACGCAGTATGCCGAAGGTGGAAAGGTCAAATCTCGTGTTAATGAAGCAGGTACTTATACAAAGCCGGGAATGCGTAAGAGCCTTTTTGAAAAGATTAAGGCTTCAGCAACCCAGGGTACAGGCGCAGGACAGTGGTCAGCAAGAAAAGCACAACTCTTGGCTAAGCAGTACAAAGCTAAGGGGGGTGGATATAAGTGATTCGGGCACCGGTGTACGACCCGAAGAAGGACGGCAATGTGTTTTCGTGGGTTTTAAGAGCTGCGGAAGTGTACCGGGAACGAAAGAGGACTGAGCGAAATGCCGCTAAAGAAGCCGCAGCAGAGCTTGAAAGACTGGACAGCACAAAAGTGGAGAACTAAAAGTGGGAAACCGTCTTCCGCTACTGGCGAGCGTTACCTCCCAACGGCAGCGATCAACGCACTATCTCCAGCTGAGTATGCAGCGACGACAAGAGCGAAAAGAGCTGGCAAAGCTTCTGGAAAACAATTCGTTAAACAACCAGCAGGAATTGCAAAAAAGACAGCGAGGTTTCGATAATGGCTGAAGAAAAGAAAACAGAAGACAAGCGTTCTAGCCGTACTAAGTGGTTAGATTCGCTACCAGACAACGCCATGACAAAGGCTTCCCGTGTGATAAGCCGGGCTGGAGATGCTGTTGGTATTACTCAGGAAGAGCATTACAAGGCTAAGAAATACCAAGTACCTGAGAAGACCGAGAAAAAAGCCAAGGGTGGCTGGATTAAGTCAGCTATTAAGAAGCCTGGTGCACTGCGTCAGTCTCTCGGTGTGAAGAAGGGTGAGAAGATCCCCGCTGGTAAGTTGGCTGCAGCCGCTAAGAAGCCTGGCAAGATGGGCCAACGCGCACGTTTAGCGCAGACCCTAAAAGGACTTAAGAAGTGACAACTTCCGGCACCAATAGTTTCAATTTAGACCTCAATGACATTATTGAGGAGGCGTTTGAGCGCTGTGGCGCAGAACTACGCACGGGCTATGACTTTCGTACGGCCCGTAGATCTCTAAATTTGCTGACTATTGAGTGGGCTAACCGTGGTATCAACCTCTGGACTATTGAGCAGGGGGCGATACCGATGGTGCAGGGGCAGATTACATACCCCCTGCCTGTAGACACTATTGACCTTCTAGATAGCGTTATACGGACTCAGACAGGCGTAGAACAGACTGATATCAACATCAGTCGTATTAGCGTTTCTACCTATGCCACGATACCGAATAAGAACGCGCAAGGGCGACCCATTCAGGTCTGGATTAACCGGCAGTCAGGTGCTACATACCCCATAAACGGCAACCAGCCTAATACGACTAACACCTCCACTGGGGTCAACCCGCCGAACATTAATGTCTGGCCTGCGCCAGACCAGAGTAACTTCTACACCTACATCTACTGGAGACTACGCCGTATACAGGACGCAGGTAACGGGGTAAACACACAGGACATTCCGTTTCGTCTGTTACCCTGCTTGGTAGCTGGACTAGCTTACTACCTGTCTATGAAGCTACCAGAAGGCATGTCTAGGCTGGAAGTTCTTAAGATGGCGTATGAAGAGCAGTGGATGCTGGCATCGTCTGAAGACCGTGAGAAGGCTTCTCTGCGGTTAGCGCCGCGTGAGATGTTCTATTAATGCCCACCAAGTTTGCCTCTGGTAAATGGGCCATATCGCAGTGCGATAGGTGTGGCTTTCGCTATAAGCTAAAGCAGCTTAAAAGCATCGTCATTAAGACAAAGAATGTAAATCTTCTTGTCTGCCCTACGTGTTGGGAACCAGATCAGCCGCAGTTGCAGTTGGGCATGTATCCGGTAAACGATCCTCAGGCTATTCGTAACCCACGTCCAGATACTACTTACAGACAAGCTGGCTACACAGGCTTGCAAATTGAGTCTAATGCTGGCCCATTAGGTAGCGGCGACCCATCTGGCGGTAGTAGAATTGTGCAATGGGGATGGGCACCAGTTGGCGGTTCTAGAGCTAACGATGCAGGGTTAACCCCCAATAATTTGGCGCTAGGCATAACGCTTGGTTCCGTAACTGTGTCTGTCTCATAGGAGAACAAAATGCCTTCACACATGGATAAAGCAAAAGATACAAAAATGGTCAAAGAGGCCATTAAGAAACACGAGGCTGGGTCAAAAATGCACCGTATGGGTCTGAAAAAAGGCGGTATGCCTAAAGAATCCATGATGGAAAAGAAGATGGGCAAAGGTATGACCAAGGTCATGATGCAGAAAAAAGCTGGGCGGGGTCGATAATGAACAAGATGCCTACCCCAGTACCCGTAAAGGATACTAAGAATGGTTACCCGAATAATGTCCCTAATACGCAGACTGTTAAAACGCGTGGCACAGGAGCGGCTACTAAGGGCACTAACTCGTCGAAAAAGCTAGGCTAAATGAACTACGCAACTCTGTTTGAGACGATTAAGGGATACGTTGAAAACGACTTCCCCAATACACAGTACACCGATTCATCGGGTACTTTGGTTAATTACACGTCTAAAGAACAGATTGACACGTTCATTCAGCAGGCTGAGCAGCGGATCTATAACAGCGTTCAGTTTCCGTCGATACGTAAAAATGTCACTGGTACAACCTACGCTACAAACCCATATCTCTCATCGCCTATAGACTTCTTGGCGGTTTATTCTTTGGCTGTCATTGACGGTAGTGGTAACTACGAGTACCTGCTTAATAAAGATGTGAACTTCTTACGGGCTGCGTATCCAAACCCAAATAGCACGGGCATACCTAAGTACTATGCTTTATTTGGACCTACAACGACTAACGCCACACCGCCAGCTATTACCAATGAACTGAGCTTTATGCTGGCTCCCACCCCAGACAATTCGTACACGGTAGAGCTTCATTATTACTACTACCCAGAGTCGATTGTTACGGCGGGTACCACGTGGCTTGGTGATAACTTTGACTCTGCGTTGCTATACGGTTCATTACTTGAAGCCTATACATTTATGAAGGGTGAACCTGATGTAATTGGTGAGTACCAGAAACGGTACGAAGAAGCTATGAATCTGGCTAAACGCCTTGGTGATGGCATGGAGCGTCAAGATGCCTACCGCTCTGGGCAAGTAAGGTACCCGGTGAAATAAATGGCGTTTACTGGCAACTACACTTGTAACTCTTTTAAAAACGGCCTGTTAGAAGGTGCGTTTAACTTTGACTCTGGTACGTTCAGAATCGCGCTGTATACCAACAATGCAACGCTAGATGCCGACACCACGGCGTATACAACGACCGGTGAGGTGGTTGCCGCAGGATATACAGCAGGTGGGATAGTACTGACTCCCACACAAGGAATTAGTAGCGGAACATCTTTTGTTTCGTTTGCAACAGTGTCGTGGTCTGGGGCTTTTACTGCACGGGGTGCCTTGATCTATAAGGCGGGTAGCAATGGGGCGGTTTGTGTTTTAGACTTTG